GGCTGCTCATCGCCAGGACCGGGCCTTGTTGGATGACTGCAACTTGTGACATATTCGTCTCCGTTGGATGTTCGGCACCGCCTTCCGGTGCCTCCTCAGAAAGCCCGGTTGCCGCCGGGCTTTTTGCTGCCTGCTCTACTGGATGCCTGAACAGGGGTCGCGCCTGTCTAACGCCACAAATTTGGGTTCGGTAAATTTGTGCTTGTCAGTCGGCGGCGCCTTCTACCCTGCTTTCCTGGCCCTTAGCCTTCTCATCCATCCATGCGAACGCTTCAGGTCGAGCAATTCGGAGAAACATCATTCGTGCGCGCGGGATGCCGCGCCTTCTCCACTCGCTTACCGACGGCGGCTTCACCTCGCACAGCTCCGCAACGCGGAATGTCCCGCCAAGGGCGTCAATGATTTCGCTGGGCGTCATGCGTTGCTCTCTCTTGGTCTGACATCGCGATATTAGGCATGCCTTTTATTCAGGTCAATAGGAATACCTTAGATGTCCGATGATAGGCTCTCCTAATGCAGACACTTCAAGAACGACTCAAGATCGCAATGGCGGGGCCGCCCAGGGTTTCTCAGGCGGCTCTTGCGCGCGCCTGTCATATCACCGCGCCATCGGTAAATGACTGGATCTCAGGAAAGACAAAAAGCATTGAGGGAGAGAATCTCCTCAATGCTGCGGCATTTCTGAAAGTCAGCCCTCTGTGGCTGGCAACGGGAAAAGGCCCTATGCGCGAGCACGCACCAACAGGCCGGGACAATCCGGAGCAGGCTGGTAGTGCGCAAAGCGAGCATGCCAATGTGATCCCAGTGGCTACGCCCCCAAGGAAAAGGAATAAGTATCCAGTGATCAGTTGGGTCAGGGCTGGGGACTGGGCCGAAAGTCCGGACAATTTTCAGCCTGGCGATGCAGATGAATGGCTGGAGTCGGAAGAAAAGGCCGGCCCACATGGATATTGGCTTGTAATTAACGGCGACTCGATGACGCCACTATTCCCGCAAGGGAGTCGAATATTAATACAACCCGAAGGGTTCGACCTAATCAGCGGAAAATACTACGTTGCGGTTTGCTACGAACCTGGAAAAAAACGCGATACAACGGTGAAACAATATGTTAGAGATGCTGGGTTCGAGTATCTAAAACCTATCAACCCCGTATACCGAACTCTTGAGGTGAGCGACACGGTTCGAATCATAGGTCGTGTGGTTGACTATAAGCTTCCTGCTGGCGTTTTGTAGGGTGTAAGCCCTATTTCGGCGGGCTTATAGTTTTGGGAAGGGAGGCCGGATGCCTGGCCGCCAGTTGCTTTTAAAAGGACCCCGGGGAGGGAGTCATGGAGTTCGAAGAGAAACTAGCCAGCCTGGCCGCAAAGATCCGCCAGCAGAAGTCCGCCATCCAGACTGAAGAGGCGACAAAAAATGCATTTGTCATGCCATTTATACAGTCAGTTTTGGGATACGATGTTTTCAACCCTTTGGAGGTTGTTCCGGAGTTTACCTCGGACATAGGAACCAAGAAGGGAGAGAAGGTAGACTATGCAATACTCAAGGAGGGCGAGATACAAATACTCATAGAGAGCAAGAAGATCGGGGAGCCTCTAAATATAAACCACGCCAGCCAACTATTCCGATACTTCCATGTTACAAATGCCAGGATATCAATCCTAACAAACGGCCAGGTCTATAAATTCTTCACTGACTTGGATGCGCCTAACAAGATGGATGAGAAGCCATTCCTTGAGTTGGATCTTTTGGATATCGACGACCACGCGATCCCAGAGCTTCAAAAGCTTACAAAATCTGCATTTGATGTCGAGTCAATCATAAATGCTGCTGGCGAGCTAAAGTACGTCGGACAAATCAAGCGAGCATTGGCATCTCAGTTTAGCCAGCCCGATGAGGACTTTGTTCGACTGTTCGCCTCTCGGGTGTACGAAGGGATAATTACTCAGAAGGTGCGCGACCAGTTCACCCTGCTCACCAGAAAGGCAGCCTCGCAATTCTTAAGCGATCAAATAAATGAGCGCCTCAAGTCTGCAATTACCGGGAGCTCACAACCCGTCCTCGTAGCGCAACCGCAAGCTGAACATTCGGCACCAGCATCTCAAGGTGAAGAAGAGGAAAAAGACCGAGTGGTGACAACCGCCGAAGAGATCGAGGGCTACACGATAGTCAAAGCCATTGTTCGGTCGGTGGTTGACGTAAAGCGCATCGCAGCTCGTGACACTCAGAGCTACTTTGGCATCCTGCTGGACGACAACAACCGCAAGCCGATCGCTCGCCTTCACTTCAACAGGGCACAAAAGTACATCGGAACGTTCGATTCCGAAAAGAACGAAACCCGCCACCCCATTGAGTCCCTCGATGACATTTTTGCTCACGCTGAAGCGCTAAAGGCGACCGCCTTGTCCTACGATGCTCAGTCATAGGAGTCATCCGCGCCCCTAATCCGGGCCTTACAGAAGATCCCGAAGCACCTTCCAGTCGCTGATCCGTCCGTACTCAAGCCCGCCCAGTGCGGGCTTTCTTGTGCCTGATCGCAAAAAATTAGGAATACCTATTGACGAGAAAAGAAGGTTTGCCTAATGTTCACCTCAACGGCCCAGCAACGCATCGCTGGCCCAGGCCACCGAGCCGACCGCTCTTTAACAACCAGGAAGTGGCAGTAGCAGATAGTGGATCAGGAAACGCCTGACGGGACTCGTGGCGAAGCGCAGAAATGCGCGGGACCGAGGCGGCGAAACGGGGGGACTTGGACTCCCAAACGAGTGAAGCGAAGAGCTCTGCATACGGTTTCTGGATGCGCCGGCACGGGCTAAAACGACCAGATTACTGCCACTCCCTGGTTGCTGAAGAGCATCGCTCTTTAACAACCTGAAGACGAGCCAACGGGCGCCGAGTTGATCCGGCTATTGAGTTCCGTTGGACAGTACGAAATGCGCAATGCGCTCACCACCGGCTACCGGCGTGAGGGGTTGCGAGTAACACCAAGATTTCTCAGATGCCCTTCGCAAGAGGGGCATCGAAGAAGTCAACACGCACTGGAAGGCAAGACGATGAACCAAGACCAGGCCTATCTGCTGAGCCAGCCATATTGCTTCCAAATGGGTTTTCAAGACTTTCGCGGTGGCGAGCAATTTGACAGCAGGCGGAATGCCGAATGGCAACGCGGCTGGCGTTGGGCGAACGCAAAAAGCGTGTCTCGCTCGAAATAACCACCCCGCCCCGGTTCGCCGGGGCATCACCGAGAAAAGGACATGGCATACGCAACAAAGGTCGAGTCGAAACACACCGCACGAATCGCGTGCCGGATCATTCCCAGTGCATCTGCGATTGGCACTGTTGCCAGCATCCGCAACTTGCGTGAGGCGGTAGAAGGCATCGCCGAGAAGCACCAAATTGGCGGCGAGTGTGACGGGAAAAACGGCTTCTATATCGCCGAGTTCGAAAGCGACACCAGTGCCGAGCTGGTCAAACACGCTGCGCGCGATCTTGTCCGCTTCCTTGAGCGCCGCAAGGACTACGCCGCAGGCTAACCCGCCGTCCTGCCGGTAGCAGGGCATCACCCGCGCCTGCCGGGTTCCCCAAAGCAGGCCCGATCCACCTGGCCCCCATCCCAGGCTGTATCGGAGAGTGGTCTGGTCGCACAGCGCTAGGGGTATAGCGTGTGCGCGGCTATCTAGTCCGCCAGTGACCCAGCCCGGCGCCAGCCGGATAGAGACTCAGCACCGGCCAGACCACTCCCCCATACAGCATCACGCAATCACAACAGACGGAGGCCTCATGGCGGCCAAATCATTCAAGCAAATGGTTTCAACGAAGGAGATCCGGCGCGCCGATGCATACAAGGTCCGCCTCGAAGACCTCCACGAAGAGCCAGGACTCAACTGGCGGCGTTACACCGATGCATTCCATAAATCTGTTGAGGAGCTCGCGGAACTCATAGCCGGCGGAATGGAGGTCGACCCGCTTGAAGTTCGACCTCGCGAAGAGGGCGGCGTCTGGATCGTTACCGGCCACCGTCGCACAAGAGCTTGGCGCCTGCTCGACCTCGCTGGGCGGCTCCATCGCGACCCGAAGACCGGCGAGTTCCTCGTCAGCGTAGTTCCTTCGAAGGCGAAGGACCGGCGCCAGCGCCTGGCGCGCGTAAGCACAAGCCAGGACCAGTTCGAACTGACCCCTCTCGACTACGCCGAAGGCTGTCGCCGGATGCATGAAGAGGAAGGCATGACCCCTGCGGAGATCGCCGCGGAGATCAAAAAGACGCGCCAGCGAGTCGAGCAGTTCTTGAAGTTATCGACTGCGAGCGAGGGGGCAAAAGCGCTCATCGACGCGGGGAAAGTATCGGCGTCGACGGTGACCAGGCTGGTTCGAAAGCACGGCCCGGATGTTGAGGGAATCATCCTTGAGAGGCTGGAGAAAGCCAAGGCGCGAGGCAAGAAGAAGGTGACTCCAGCGGCGATGGTTGAAGCTCCCGCTTCTGGATCGCCGGTCGTCCCGGATTGCGACGCTGTTGTCGCGCCTCCCCCTGCTCCAGGTCCACACGACGACCTGATGAAGGTAGTTCGCGAGATCGTCCGATCCTTCCCTACGGAGGTCCGCGCAGGCCTTGCCGAGGGCGCCGAGGCGATCACCGTCACTTTCAGGGCATCGCAGATCGAGCGATTGACCGAGATCCTCGCCAAGGCTGAAGAAGCCTAGAGGCAAACCATGTTCATCCTTCCATTCCTCATCGGCCTGGTGCTCCGGCACCAGCTGCCCGAACCGCTGCGCGTGCTTGATAGCGCCAGCGCCGATCCTGACCTGGGCGCCTCGGCGCCATCAGGCCGAGAACGATGTACCAGCGGGGCGTCCAGAGTTCGGGCTCCAGGCGTCCCGCCAAGAATGCTTCAAACCATAAGGCGGTTTGTAAGTAGTGCGGGGCGGTGGGCGCCCCGCATCACCCCTCTCTCGACTCCATGCGCCAGCACTCCCCGCGATGCCCATCGGCAAACAATCGCGACGCCGAGTGCTGACCCATGCAGCCAAGGAATCAACCATGCACGCAACCATCAACTGCGGCGGATGGATCGGCCGCACCGGCCTTGGTCTCGCGCCGAGAGAACTCGAAGCGACCGCCTGGAGCGCCAGCGAACTGACCGCAAAGGAAGTCGCGCGGCGCATGGGTATCGCCCCAGGGACTGTCGAGAAACGTCTCGACGACGCGAAATTCAAGCTCGGCGTGCGCAGCGTGCGCGGACTGGTGCTTGAGGCGTTCCGACGCGGAATCATCTCGCCTGCCGTCGTCTTGCTCGCATTCCTCGTCGCCGGCCACCCGCTGATCGATGACGACCACATGAACCGGAACCGCAGGCCGAGCAACGAGCGGCGAATCACCGAAGCCCGCACCGTTCGCCGGATCGACGAAATCACCATCAACGCGTAGGAGATCCACAATGCTCAAGCATCAGGAACAACCCGAAGTTCTCACCGGCATGCTCTCCCAGACTGCCCTTGCCCGGATGGCTTTCGCTCAGCGGCTCATGGCTCCTGCGATGGCAGAACCCTACCAGGTCGTGCCTCAGGGGCGCGGCTTCTTCCACATCGTCGAGACGACCACCGGGAAAGTGCGCGGATTCCGCCGCAGCCACAACGAAGCATGCGCATACGCAGAGCACTTGAAGCGCCAGCAGGCCACCAAGTGACCAGGCGCCGAGCAATTCGAACCGGCGGCATCGGTGCAGCCCTGGGCTTCATCGTGCTTGTGTTCATGCTCCCCGCAGCAGTCCGGCAGCAGCCGCCCAAGACCCCGCCTGCCGCAGCGGCGCCGCCAGTTCAGGAGGCGAAGCC